TCCTCGCCGCCGATGGTAGGCATATCAAACATTGTGAGGATTTGGTCGAGGGTCGCGGCCCCGATTTCCGTTAAGAATTTCGCCGCCGATACCTTTTCCGTGAGGGTCGCGAACTGGATAGAGTTAGACGAGAATACGATACGGTTTCCGTGACCGACCTCCCGCTCCGAAAAAATGCAGTTTGTGAAAGCCTGTGTCAGCTTGCGGAAAAACGGAGCTATCTCGCCACTGTAAAAGGCGGACTCTTGCGCCGGGGTCGCCGTGTTCTCGACGATTTCCTTTGATACCCCGAAATAGTCGTAAATCTCCTCTTTGACATAGGAGAGTTGCGTCGAGGGTATCGGGGTCGTTTTGTCCGAAATCGGCGTATAGTCGTATTTCGCGTCGGTAACGATAACGCCCGCGCCGTTGTTCTCCATGCGGAGATTGTCCCGGATAAAATCGTCCCGCCGCTTGTTCAAGTCCTCCGTCTTGACCGCGTTCGAGACCTTGAGAACGCCCCGGATAACCGCGATTAGCTCCGCGAATTTGCTCATAGACTGATTGAACGTGTTCGCGGTCTTGAGCACGGTCTCGAGGGGCTTGTTACTGTCCCCGAAAATATCGTTTTCGAGGAAGTGCCGCCGGATATGGATTAGCCGGGAATACTCGCAAATGTACGAGCTCCCGGTCGCAAAGCGAAAACGGCAATATAAAACGCCCATGTATTCGAGGAGCTCGAAATACTGCGCGTTAATGGGATATATCGCCGCGAGCTTTCCCGCCGCGTCAAAGACGGGGTACGCTATCGCGTTGTTATATACTTTGTACTGTGCCGCGAGTTTGTAGTAAAACTCGGAGGCCGTCATATACGGATTTGGTCTAAACTGTAAAACCCGGTCGAGGTAGTCGTTTACCGATACCGTCGTCTCCGCGTCCTGCCGGACGTGCCGGGGCTGTGCCGTTGATACCCGCCGGGCGAAAGCGTCCACCGCCGAGCGCACGGTATTTATATCCCATGCGTTACCCGAGTAGGGGACGAAAGTAGACTCCCACGAGCTCAAGAGCCGATAGACCGAATAGCCCTTGTTATCCTCTTTCCGCCCGCCGAAAATCGTTTGAAATAGTCCTCGTTTTTCTTTCATTCACTCACCCCACAAGGTACATATAATCCTCGAAATCCCGGACGTAGACGACCCACGCATTGAGGAGCGATACCGCGCCGTCAATGCGGCGGCGGTCGGAAATCTTCACGGGCTGGATATTGTTTACCCCGCTCTTTTTCGCCGCCGTATTGGAGAGACACCATACGAGAATTGGATTTTTGTTATAATTTACTTTTTTGTCCGTAAAGGCCGCGCCCATTTCCCGCATAGGTTGAGACCATGTAAAAGGCCCTTGCGCTACGGCGCACATATCAAAGCCGTTTGATTTCATTTCATCGACCCAATACCCGGCGAGGGCGCGGTCGTATCCGACCTTGAAAGCGTCTATCTTGTGCTCGTCCCGCATTTGACAAAACCACTCCGTAACGAGGGAGTAGTCCACCCGCGAGCCGTCGCATATCGTGAGGAGCTCCCGCTCGGCCCATATCTTGTATGGGGCCTCTTGCGAGTTGTGCTCCGTGAGTTGGTCTATCCGCTTTTGCGGTATAAAATAATGCTGGACGACGTAAATAATCGGGTCGTCCGCGCTCCGGCGTATGAGGAGGGAGGCACAAGTTAAATCTGTCGTCGCCGATAGGTCGCACCCGCCGATAGCGTAGGTATTGTAAACGTCCGCCATTGAGAAAACCGCGTCGCTCTTTATGTCCTCGAACGAGAGCCAGACGGTAGCCGCGACCTCCGGGACGTTGAAATCCTTACACAAAACGCCCGGCAAGTCCTCGGGATTTTTCTTGGCCCGCTCGACGAAATCGGCGAGGGTAGCGTACTGCTTTATCGTCCCGAGCCCCGGATTTGCCTTTACCCATTTTTGCGGGTCTGTCCACTCCGCCCGCTCGTCGAGCTCATAGAGCACGGGGAGGAAACGCTCGTCTACCGTTTTCCCGTCTGCGACCTCGCAAGCGTATCCGTATAGGTTATCGAAAACCGACTCCCGTACCGTCCCGCTCGTGGTAATCATGATTACCAGCGGTTGACGGCGGCTCGAGGTCGATTGTTTCATAACCTCGTAGAGATTTCGGTCGCGTATCGCGTGGAGCTCGTCGATAATGACGGCGTGGGAATTGAGGCCGTCCAGCGTGTTAGAGTCGCTCGCGAGCGCCTCAAAGATGGAGGCCGTAGCCGGGAAATAAATATCATTCCGTCTCTTTTTCAGCACGGCCCGGAGCTCCGGGCTCTGCTTTACCATGTTCACGGCCTCGGTGAGCGTCTTTTTCGCTTGGTCTTTCTTGGTCGCGACGCTATAAATCTCCGCCGCGCCCTCGTAGTCCGCTACGAGGAGGTAGAGGGCGAGGGCCGCGAGGAGGGTAGACTTTCCATTTTTCCGCCCGACTAAAAAGAGCGTCTCTCGAAAACGGCGGTATCCCGTCGCCCTCTCGAGCCACCCGAAAAGCGTTTGTATGAAAGCCTTTTGAAAGAGGTCGAGCTCGAGGGTAGCCCCGAGCGTCCCTTGTGACTGTTTGCAAAACCGCTCGACGAAAATAATCGGGCGCTCGCCCGTCTCCTCGTCGAAATACCACGGCGAGCCGTCCGGCGGCTCGTCCATTTCCCGCACGAGGCGACCGTAAACGGCCTTGACCCGCCGGGACGTGATTATCTCCCCGCTCTCGATTTTCCGCCAATACTCGCGGACGTAATTCACGGTTTGCCCGCCGCTTTCGGCTGTGTAATAAAGCCCATGAGCTCATTACCCGCCTGTTTTTGTGCTTTCTCGGGGAGGAGGTCGAGGAGGCTTTTCGAGAGCGCCGTAAAGGATTTTATCGTCGTGTTATAGCTCCGTAGGGCCGGGGACTCCCGCCTCATGCTCTGCGAGCCCTGTACGAAATCCTCTATCAATTCGCCGCCGTTGATTTCGTCGGCGAGGCGTTCCAGCGTGACGGAGGTAACGGCGAATTGAGCGATAAGGCCGTCGGCAAATTGAGCCTTGTCCGAGGGCAATTCTTTGAAAAGTTTTTTGATTTTCCGCTTTTTTACCTCGATTTTTTCGGCTATATCCATGTCTTGATATTTTTTCGCCATATAAGGTAGACCTCCTCTCTTTTGGCCTTATACCCCCCCTCATGTACGCGACCCGAGCAGTCCTAAAGGGGGTTGAGAGGCGGTTACGAGCGCCGCCTCTTTTTCGCGGAGAGTGGGGGGGAGGCTAATAAAATTCGTCGTCGTCGAGTTGCGGCCTCGGCATGAGCGCGGCCTCGACGACGTTCCCGTTTTCGTCGAACGCGAGCCCGTCCGCTATCGGCGGCGCGGCTCCGTGCGCTATGGCGTGACAAGCGCGGCAAAGCGTCTCGAGGTTTTTCTCATTGAGAGAGACGAGCGGGTCGTCGATGTTGTCCGGCGTGAGCGGCCTCTTGTGGTGGACGATAGCCCCCAGCGCACCGCACCGCACACATAGCCCCGCGTCCCGCTTGATGATATACGCCCTCGTGCTCCTCCACGCCGGAGACTCGTAAAAGGCTTTCGCAAATGCCCGCATTATCCGCGCCTCCTGTCTGTGCAAAGAGAACGCCCCGCATAGTAACGGGCTCTCTCGTGTACGGTGAGCTCGCTACTATGTGAGGCGCACGGCGGCGAGGTTTCCCTCGACCTCTCTTTACGAGTACATGATAACACGGCTCAAAAGCAAAAATCTATGTACTCTTTTTTTAGTACGCTATAAAACGCTATAAAAGACTATACAGACGGGAGAGCGCCCGCGCCGAAATAGCGGAGCGCGAACTCCGCCACGGCCTTATTACGCAAGTCGTAGACGCTCGTAGCCGAGGCATAGTTTACCGCCGCCGCTATCTCCTCTTTGCTCTTGCCCTCAATGTACCAAAGCCGGATAATATCCCGCTCCGCCCCTCCGAGCTGTGAAATAACCGCGTCGATTTCCTGTATCTTTTCCTCTGTGGCCTTGATTTCCCGGACGACCTCCGCGAGCTCGAGGCACTCCGCGAGCGTGTCGTTTACCGCGCTCGTGCTTGCATAGGGTTTTGAGAAATCCGGCGACGGATACCCCGCCGGGCTCCCGTGCTGGACGATACGCTCTTTCCGGCGCTCGAGATTTTGTAGGGCGGAGTCGAGAAAGCCCCGGCCCCGGAGCGTGTTCTCCGCCGCGTCGAAATAGTTTATCATTTTTGCCTCCTTTCGCGGGCTCCGCCGCTTTAGATGATTTTCCCGCCGTGGCGGTATGTCCGCCCGGCGTTATAGGCGTGTTTCGCCTCGAGGACGGCCTCAATATCTACGCCCATGTATGCGAGATAGTCGAAAATCCTCATAACCGCGTCGCAAAGCTCCACGGCTACGCCCTCCGGCTTGCAAGGGCCGTCTACGCCGTCGCCGCCGGGCTGTCCGACCCTATCGCAAACGCCGGAGTATTTACACCCCTCCGCCGCGAGCGCACACGTCCCATAAACGAGCGGATTTCCGCCCCGCCACTCCTCGACGGCCTCCGAGATTTCCGCGTGTACCATGACGGCGACCTCCGGGAAATCGACGGGAGTATCATACCACCCGTGCGCGACCGCGTTCTCGTGGATTGCCTTTGCAAATTCGTTTACTGTCATTTTCGAGACCTCCCTTTCTTTTTCGGCTTGATAAATTGCCCGTCCTGTCTGTAATACCGGGCGGCGAGGTAAACGCCGCCGTTTACGTCATTGTGAAAAGCCCCAGCGTCGGCGAGGAAATAGCCCGGATAGAGCTTTTCAAATTCCCGGTTGTCTGTCGTGTCCCGCGCGAGCTCCCGCGCCCGCCTCGCGGAGATATGCCCGTCCCGCGTTTTCGGCTCCGGGTCTACGAGGTTTTTCGAGGCGTTCCACGCTTTAGAGCCGACCGGGGATTTCGTGATATAGTGCGCGAGCCCGGCGAGGCCGTTCTCCGTGAACTGCAAGCGGCGGGAGTTTGCATACCCGAGGCCCCAAAGACGCTCGAGCTCGTCCCGGTCGATACCGCCGCTTATCGTGATATGGTGATGATACCGCCCGCCTTTTTTCCCTCGCTCCGTTACGGCTATGTACTTGAGCGGCGGGAGGCCCCTCTTTTTGCGGAGCCTTTGTATCCGGCGGATATAATTCCTCAAGAGGCGAGCGGCCTCCTCGTCGCTCTCTGGCTGGACGGCATAGCTCAAGTTGAGCTCGAGGTCGTCCGGCGTAAAATTCGAGTGGAGGAGCCGGGCGAGCTTTTGCTCCCTGTGTCGCTGATTGAGTTTCTTTTGAGCCGACGAGGTAGGCTTTCTCTTTTTCCCTCTCCCGCTGGCCCGCCGCCCTGTCTCAAACACGGGGAAGATATAAACGTCGAGATACTCCCCGCAATAATACCGCTTTTCCCGATATGCTGTCCTCATGCTTTAACCTCCGAGCGTTACCCGTTGCGAGGGGGAGAGGGCTCATATATCGCCCCCTCCCTCTCCCCCTCGCGCTCC